CATTTGCTCGTTGAATGTACCCCAGAAATTCTCAGGCTGTTGTGGTGGAGCAGCTTGAGGAGGTGCAGGGAAGTTCTGACCAGCTGTAGCTAAAGCGTTAGGAGCTTGAGGCTGCCCTTCAACTGCAGGCTGTTGGCCTACTGGAGCTGTTGGATATCCTTTAGTTTCTAACTGTTGCTCATTTTCATAAACAGGGTATGGACCTTCTGGACCAAAGAACTTCAATGTATAGTCACTAAGCACATCTGGGTTAGTAAGTATCTCGTTATAAGCAAGATTCTCTTGATGCTCTTGTACAGAAAAATCAGCGTATCCTTTAATTACTTCTTGTGCTCTATTTCCCCACGTTACGGCGTTGTCCAGCATTCCTTCTAGATTTACCGCGTACTGGTTTAGTACCGCTGGTGCCTCTATCCCGAACGCGTCCATCACCTGACGGCTTTCGTTGCTCATCCCTACCTGGTTCTGGACTGCGTCCAGCTGAGCCGAGGAGAGATTCGAAGAGGTTTGGGAAGAGCTGTCCGAGTATGTCTGGCTGGCTGGCGAGATCTGCGGAGCCGATTGTGGCATAGTTGGGGCGCTCACCTGACCGTAGTTGGCCTGGGTATACTGAGGAGCCGCCGTCTGAGATTGTTGACCCTGGAACGGGGATTGGACTGGAGTGCTCAGTAGTCCTACCACCTTGTTGAACGCCGATTCCCATGGACCGTCCTGCTGAGGAGCCGCCGCCGGTTGGGATTGGGGGGCGTACTGAGTAGGGGCGGATTGGAAGCTGGGGGTTCCCTGTGGTACTGCTTGTGGGAAGCTGGTACCCACTTGATATTGACCCGGTGTCTGTGGAGCCGCCTGTGGAGCTGCTGCTGGAGCTGCCGCCACGTAACTGCTCGGAGCCACTGTCGCTGTTGGTGCTTGGCTCGTCTGTTGGGTCGATTGGTCTGTAGCGACCTGCATAACTCATCTCCTTTTGTAACGCCTCGAGTGTTCGATACAGATATGGTGTCAGATCTAGGCGTGGATCTGCTGCCATAGGTAAGTCGGGTGACTGAGGATGAGGAGTCTGCATCATTCCCCCCACGAGTCTTGCAAATTGAGAGTATGCACCCTGCAATTCATTAACCATTCTGAATGGGAAGCCCGATAACATGGCAGCCCTTTCTTCATCCGTTTTCGACGGAAAGAGATACTTCAGTGCTTCTATGCTATCTACCCCTAATTCTTGTAGGTTTCTTACAACAATTGAGTTATTCAAAGTATCTTGAGTTGAGTCTTCATATACTGGTCCGAGCCATCTCCACTGAATCGTTACATCTCCGTCTGGTATTAGACCTGTAACACCTGGTGGAATCTGCTGAGATTGCAGACATGCCATCATTAGTTGCTTGACTTGCTCTTCGTAATATCCCATTGCTTCTGTATAAAGCTTTGTCTCTTCAGGAGATGGATTAGCAGGAAGATCAATTGGTTTTTCTAAACCTACTGCTCGTGCAAGACTCTCTTTAAATAGATTTTCTTCTTGGAAAATTATTAGTTCTAAACAACGACAAAGACCATATGTGTAAAGTGAAGTAGCTTTCTTTTTAGAAGTAGCAGCAACTCGGCCAAATAACGACTTATATTCAGTAGCAGTTACACCTGCAGATATAGATAGTTCATCTACTCCACCAAGTGCAGTTCTTATCTCTTCTCTGTATTGACGAGAAAAAGAGTTCTGATCTCCAGTAATAGCATCAGGAACTATATAACCAACACGATCATTTGGTTCTAAGTTTGCAATAACTCTAGGTACTCTTATCTGTCCATCAATACCACGGGATAATGGATCAGCTTTATATCGAGAACCACTTAAAGGACCTAATCCTGTAAATCCTGAATTAGATGCAATAGAAGGACGTTGTACTTGAGCTTCTCCAGATTCCATTAAATCTGTCTTAGGACGAGAAGATAATAATGTTGGATTACCAAAGAAGGTTACGTTCTTCCTCATGGTGCGGATCATTTCATCATGAGTACATATATGGTTAGCTAGTGCATCAAACTCACCTGATCCTTCGGCAGAAAATCCTTTTGCGTTATTAAATATCTCAACACAAGGTATAAAACCTAATGTATTAGTAAACGTCTTAGTTTTACCAGGTACACTATGATGCTGATTTTCAAAAGAAATTTCACCTTCTGAATGAGTTTCTTCAATTGTTTTACGCTTAATAGAAAGTCTTATATATTTCTTAGTTCCTTGTTGAACACCATTTGTTGAACCTGTTAAATTCTGAGTAGCAATATCTTGTTGATAACCTAAACCTTGACGAACTTTATAGCTATAGATAATTACAACTTCATCCAGCTGGCCATCAAGATTGTAATAGCTACGATATTCGTGCTTACGAAAATAATATAGTCTGTAATTTGTAGAGGTTGGTCGAATGTAAAAAATGCCTTGTCCATCACAAAGAAAGTAATCCCATATGGAATCAAGTCTAGTATCTAATTGATTATATTTAATTACTCTGTCTATAAAATCTTTACGTTGATTACCAAAATTATCTTGAGCAGGAAAAAATTCAACACCTTGTCTAATACCGAATAGCTTCATCTGGGCTAAATGAGAAGCTACAATTCCTGTATCGATTCCACCTCCACCATCTCTTTCAAGATAAGAATCGATAATTTCCTTTAAACGTGATTTAGCGTCACTAGCCATTATTCTTTGCTACGTTTATCTTTATACATCTTAGCAGCTTTTGTTGCTTGAGTATATTTGGAGTTGCTTTCTGCCATTTACTTTTTGCTTTTGTTTTTTTTATGTAAGAAGAGCCAATTTTTAAAAAATAATATTTCTTCTTGAGTAAATAATTTTGGATTTTTAACTGCTTTTTTTACAAGCTTTTTTAATTTCATCCGTAATAAGGTAAAGGAACTGCAAAAGATCCTCCTTTATAAGTACCTATAGGAGCTCCAACTGCTCCTCCTGTATAAGGACCTGTACTTATTTGAGGAATTTCTTGTTTAAATCCAGGTGTCATAAACTGTCCCGCTACTTGAGGAATTCCTTGTTTGCCTAAATAACCGTTATTATACATTCCGTTACCAGGGTCAGATCCTGCGCTAGATATAGGCACCCCAGTTATATAATCTACTATTCTTCTAGGATCATTACCTATACCTGGAAAAGGATTTAATTCAGGAGCAGGAACAGTTTTATAACCAACTCCAATACTTTTTAAAGGACCAGTTATTTTATTAGCTCCCAATTGACTTTGAAGTACTCCATTTATAGCATCTATTTCTTCATCTGTTGGTGCTGTACCTGGTATAGGATTCATACCTGGATCTCTTAACTCATTATGCTGTCTTGGATCATGATGTTGATCTGTCCAGTATCTAGGAATACCATCAATAATTTCTATTGGTTCATGGATACGATGTGCTAAAGCATTTGCCATTGACCCGTTACCTGGTCCAAGAATATCGTTTGATGCTCCGCCTGAATATCTCATGGTTTTTTATTAATATTGTTTATATTCTACTCTTCGTTTATTTCATAAGTAAAAGGTTCATTTATTCGATTAATAGTTAAACCTAAACCTTTCATATTCCATTCAATTATATCTCCTTCTTTCCAACCTAAATCATCTTGGACTTCATCTGGTAAGTGTACAAATAGGTCGCCATTATTAGCTTGTTGCAACGCTATTGAATACTCTGTCATTTTTCTATTAGCTTTTCCATTAGCTTATCAAGCTTATTATGAATTGCCCTAAAGTGATCATTCATGTCTTGCAATTCCCGAACAAAATCTACTTTTAAGACATACTCTAAAGGCATTCTATTTACATGTTCCTCCAGTGCATTTATACGCATACGTTGATTTTCTAAATTTTGAATAGAGTCTTTCAGTCGTTCTTTATGACGTTCTAAAACTTTACTTGCAATCCAACCTCCTCCTGTTATAGAAGAGATAACAGCTGTTAACGCAAGTGTCAGAAAGTCTGGTCCCACTGTTTTATCCTTTTTCTCTATTCTAAATCACTTAGGCATCGCAATATTTCTAAGTACCCCAGGTAAGCCTCTTACACGGGTAATTGGTATCTCCTCTCTACCTCCTATTTCCGTAAGCCAAGGTGCTATTGCATTCACGATAGGACTTACGATATTGTTGGTTAGCAAAACTTTTCTAAAAGGTACATTTTGTAAAGGAGCATCAACAGTTCTTCTAGGTTCTATATTATGTTTGCTTGGATCATATCCATATTGTCTAAGACTCGCTTCTAAATCTGTATCTCCCCCACGTATTTTCCTAGCTAGAGGGTCCATAACTCCGTGTTCAAACATATCCATACTATGATCAGCCGCTTCATTTAAAAGATATCCTGGAATAACACTTGCTGCTCCTGTTGCTAATGGGTATGCTGCGTATGTACCTCTCGATAATAATTGATTCTTAAAGCTCCAAGGAGTACCAGCAGTTTTTGCAATCTTTTGACCAAACCGATCAGCTCTATATTCTGTTTCTAGTATATTTCTCCACGCAGGATTAAGTATTTCACCTGCAGCTCCTTCAAGCATTTGCATAGGTAAACTTTGATTTGGATTAAGTGCTCCTATAGCAGAAACTAAAACTTGAGTAGGGTTTCCACCTTTAAATTTCTTAATGAGTTTTCCAGAACGTCTTGTCTCTAGGTTTTTTCTTCCCTTATGTGTTGACCAATCCAATCCATGCCCATGTTCATGTGCAGTAGTAGTTGCTCCATAGAGATAATCTAATGGGATCTCAGGTGTATTTGAATTAAAAGGAGAACGGATCTGACTTATCTTAGATTCAGTTGTTCCTAACCGACCACTAAAAACCATACCTTGCTTATTTCCTGTATAGTATGGATCTGTTTCTCCTATAAACATAGAACTTGCATAAGGTCTTCCTGCCTTTATCTCATCTAAATCAGCTTGAAAGAGTTTATTAGGATTTGTAGAATGGGATGCAAGTACATCCTTAGCACCTTTAAGTTTTTGGTAATATTCGAAAGGACTCTCTGGAAAATTATGTCCGGTTCCTTTTTGCATACTGCCAAAAATTGTAGCTTCTGGATCATTAAACTCTATAGGTTTACCTCCTAATTTTTTATAAGCCTCTGAAATACGAACTGCTTGCTGTGTATTAATTGGAATATCTGTACCAGCCATAAATTTAAAATATGGTTCTAATACTCTTTTAGATAACGGTGAATTAGGATTTAATGACTCTGTTGTATATTTTGATTGACCCTCTTTAATTCTTTGGTTTATAGGCTCAAATAAACCCTCTAACTTCTTGTAGTAACCTTTATCTTCCCATTTTCCTTTTAAACTGGGAAACATATTCTTAAGATCTTTTTTATCCATAACTAATTAGAACATTCTCATTTGATTAAAAGGATGTCCTTGCATTTTCTGCTCAACGGAACGTAAATCTAAAGGAAAGTTAAACTTAATCAGTTTTCCAGAACCACCAGGATCTCTTATAAATGTTGAATGTGGATTAGCAGTATTAGCACGAGCAAGTTTAATGGGAGGAGCTAAAGGATCTGTACCTTTAGGATTCATATAATCGTCATATTCTTTTTGATACTTCTCTTGTAATTTGTCATAATCTTCCTTTGGTACATCACCTTTAACATCTGCTTGCCAATATCTTTCTGGTTGTACTAGAGGGTTTAGTTGGATATCACCTCTAGCAATAGCTGCATCCATTGTTCCATCTGCCATTGGATCAGGTGAGATTAAATCACCTGCAATCATCGCAGGAAGTCCTCCAGCAATTTGTCCCACTGGACTCAAGTTGGCTAATGCTCGTAGTGGTCTTTTAATTATTTCTCTACCTAATGGAGTTGGTCCTGACATAAAACCACCTTCACTTGCAGGAACCCCTGGACGAAATCCACGAGTTAAATCCCATCCCCCTTTAGATCCACCTTTACCAAACTTTCCTCTTTGCAACCAATCATCAGAAACTAATTCACCTAAACTAGCTTTAGCTTCATTAGGAATTCTTGTATTTAACCCACGGTTAAACCACTCCATGGCTTTGCCAGCTATATCCATTAATCACTTACAATTTCTATATTAAAAGTCTAACTGAAGGTTACCTTTCCTCATTAACCCTGTAACTAACCACACTAAAGCGTCTACACAGTCATCATGACTACTAACACCAAAGTTAGTTAATTCTTCAAACATATTTGTAAAGTTTCTATAGCGGTTAAAGATAATTTTTCTATCTTCAAACATGCCCATAATTCCTCTAAATCTGGCTAACTTATCTGCTCTAAATCCTTTAACAGGATGCCAAACTAAATTGTATAGATTCTCTCCTTGTAAACAAACTCGTTTAAAGTCAGCTTCTAATGAAGCCTGATATTGAACTGCTTCTGACCAAATATCACATGTTGAATAAGTAGGGTAATAGATACCATTTTGATCTTGTCCTATAACAGACCAATCATTTAAGAGCTCTTTTAAAGCGTCTAATTTTTCTAAATTACCCATTACTCGTATACGTCTGTAATCAATTATGTGTATACGGTCTTCAATTCTCCCTCCAAGAACCATAACTGTGTAGTCATTCTTTTCTCTAACACCTGCAGATAAGTCAACTCCTATTCCTAACGTATCAAATTCTGTTGTTATTTCAGCTTTAACAATTAATTCTGGTGCTAATGATAGTTCATTCTGACGAATAACTTTATTCATATACTGGAATGAAAAAGCAATAGGAGCTTGTCGTTTCTTCTCTTTTAAATACTCCAGTGACCACATATCAGGCCAATAGGATTCTTCTTCACCTGTTTCTTTATTATTATTAATTGCAGATAAGACTATCTGAGTCCAATTGTTTTGATCGTTAAAAGTAGTTGAATGAATATCATCATGTCTAAACCTAGTTCCTAAACATATAGCTCTAGCTCCTTCAAACATAGTTGGTGCAATAACAGCATTCCAGTTGTCTTGCATCTGTTTTCTAATATCTGGGTTAGCTATATCAGCAGCAGATTTAATAGCGTCATCAATCATTACAAGATGAGAACGCTTAGAAGTAACAGAACCTTTTAGTCCAGCAGCACACAAAGTAAATTGCTCTTCACCAGTAGTATCTATCCCTGCAAACTTATGATCAATAGACCAGTACTCATTACTTGTAACATTCTTTAAAAGACGTACATGAGGAAAGACTTCTTGATATCTTTTACTTTCAATAATTCTTTTAATAGTTGCAGACTTAGATCGAGCAATATCAACAGTGTAAGAAAGATAGAGAATCTGTAATGGTAACTTAGCTTCTGTATGTATCCCAATAGCCCAAGCAGTAAGTAAACCTAAAACTGTAGACTTAGCAGAACCACGAGGTGCTAAGAGATCTACATTTGGTCCAGCAATCTTAATTAAACAGCTACTATCTTCTCCAGTTATAAAATGTCTATGCCATTCTTTATGATGCTCAGCAGGAGGTTTATCAGCTACATACTCACAAAAATAAGCAAAATTATCTCTTGCTTTTTCCAGTAACTCTAAATTTTTAGGTTTCTTAATCTGTTGCTTACGAGCAGCAGCCTTAGCATTACGTCTATATGCAAGATGAGTATAAGAAGGCACTAACTGTATTCAACGTACTATTAAATACTAACTTATTTCTTTTCTTTTGACTTTTGCTCTTTATACTTACGTGCTTTATCTAGAGCTTCTTTACGCTTCTCTTTATCTGATAATTTAGTACCGTCATCTTTCTCTTTATTTTTATTCTTAAAATACTCAACTAACTGAGGAGGCATTTTACCTTTAGCCATATCCCTACTTAAATTCTGAATAAATATATTTTAGCGTAGCTACTTTTCTATTATTAGTTACTTTCTTCCTCTAATTTCTTTCAGCTTACTTAAGAAACTTTTGAATTTAGAAGAATCAACGCCTTTTGGAGGTCTAGATTCTGAGTAACCTACTTTAGGTGTATTAGACGTATCAGAAGAGGGGCCTCGACCTCGTTGCCAAGCAGATCCTTCTGGTGGACGATAACCTCCTTTATTTGCTGTCCAAGTTTCTCCTGTTTCAGGATTATACCAATCCACCAAAGCCATGGTAGATATCCCTCCAGGATGAGTAAAGCCATGAGGATTTCTCAGCTTTGCTATCTGCTCTGGAGTTAAGTTCTTATAATCTATCTCAGGTTTTTTCCCTATCCAGGCCTCAACTGGTGGTTTATTTGGAAAACGCCCTTCTCTAGGTGGCACAGGTCTAGGTGGTCTATCTCCCCTTGGTGGATCAACTAATTCTTTAGGTGGCCATCTACGAACTGGTTTGTCTCTAGGTGGTCTACCTCCTCTTAACCAATCTGGTATTCCAGGTCGCTCTCTCTCTGGAAGGTCTATACGTCCAAAACCAGGACGACGACCAGGACGACGATTAGATCTTCTTTCAGCCTCTCGTCTATCTCGTTCTCTTCTCATTTCCATTTCATTTTCCCTTCTTTCTCTATATCTATTACGTTCCATTGCTGCTTTTTTGCTCGCTCTTCTTCTTCCTAAACCACCTCTATCACTATCTCCTCTAAATATAGGCGGAGTATCTCGATCTCTTGCTATCTCTGAAACGCCTTTAATTATTTTAGATACAACAGGTTCACCACCACCAAAAGGTTTAGGACCTGGTTGTTGATTTCCTTGATCAGGAAAACCAGGGAGTCCTACTTCTTGGTTCCCTTTAAATGTAGCTTTAGAACCACCCATTACTTAAATCCCCTAGATATCAGTTTGAACACTTTTTATTATTTTAGAATAACTATTCTTCTAATTGCATTCTTGCCCAGACACTCATAGTTGCTTCTTCTAAAGGTATTTCAATTGGATCATCTTTAAAAATAAACATCAACTCACGTATCGCTCTATCAGCACCAGCCATTAGTAAACCTTTTCTATCCTTAGTGCTAGTGAACTGTTCTATCTGTGCAATTGTTCCACGTAATTCTTTTTGCATTTGAGCAATACGAGCAACTCCTGCGTCACGCTTAACTAATCCTGTTTCTACATCTTCTCTTAACTTACGTATATCTTCCTGCATCTCATCTATTTCAAATAGAAGTTTCTTTCGATGATCAGGTTTTGTATAGGTATCTTTTAACCAAGCATCACATGCAACAATACTTCCCTCATAACCAAGGAAACGTGAATATAGATAAATTTCTATTATTGAATAATTTTCTGAAGCAAATGAACAAAATGACTCCTGTGTAGAGGAGTCTAAATTATCTACCCAAGTATTAAATACATCAATATTTATACGCTGATTGGGACTGTTTACGATCTCTTTCTTCTTCCCTTTCACGGAACTCTTGTTTCTGGCGATCAGAGGTTCTTTGCTCTGTAGCTCCTTTACCAATGGTTTCTCGTTCTTGGGCACCTGCATCCTCCAATTTCTTCTTAGAAAAATCGTAGGCAACTCCAGCGGCTTGACGATATTTGTCTATATCAAACCAGTCGTCATCACCATAAGTCTCTTCTACAGCCATGATAGTAACCTACGTTAAGAAAAACTAGAAGTTGCCCATCATTGAAGCAAGACCCTGTGAGAAGATGTCACGACGACCTTCTACAGACTTCTGACGTTGCTGACGCTTTTTAGATGCTTCAAGACGATTTAATAGCTGTTCAAATCTATTGATATCAAAATCTTTAGAAGTGTCACCTTCTTGTCCTGTAACACCTGTATCGTATTCAGACATTTACTTTAAAAATCATATTATAATAATTATAACAATAGGAATATTTAAATTACTAACTCCAGAATCCACTTAGTGCTCCTGTAATAATATTTGTATCGGATTGAATACGAGCAATATCTTTCTGACCTTCAGTTTTAATCTTTGCAGTTTCTTTATCAATATCTCCTTGAAGAGAAGTTAAACCAGCACTGTATAGATATTTTCTAGTATCTCTGATGTTTTGTGTGCCTTCTTCAAGTTCTTTAACTGTTCTTGCTTCTGAGAAGTAATCTGTAAAGTCAGGAGTAGTAATACCAGATTTAGTTTTTAAATCTTCGCTTACTGTTGGTAATAAAGAAGCATCAAAAGTATACTTACGCTTACCTGTTCTATTACCATCATCATCGACAGTTTGCTTGCCAAACATCGTGTCGTAATAGTTATCTAAGTAACTTTGATTGAACTTCTTAGTATATTCCTCACCTGATTTAATAGAATCACGAAGACCGGATATACCAGCACCACCATAAGCACGGTCTTGTAGTCTTTGTAAACCTGTGCTTATTTCATCTTCAGTTGCTGCTCTACCTAACAGATCTTCATATGCAGTTTCAATACCTGTAGTTCTTTGTCTACCTAAGATACCTGTATCACCATCACCAGTTCCTCCGTAAGCTTCCCATAGGTTTTTTACATATTGTTGTGGATCTGACCATTCATCCCAATCAGTATCCCACTCATATTCAGGAGGAGTATAAGGAGCTTGGAATGTAGTATCTGGATCTTCCTGTGTTGTTACAGTTGTACTTGCAGGTTGATAATCATCATCTCCTGGTTGTCCTACAGCTTGAGTAGTACTTGTAGTAGTTGATGTGACTGTAGGTACAGCACTTGGATCAGCTGGATCTGGATAATCAGTTACGTCTGTTTGACCTGGAGTCATTAAATTATAACGACTAATATAATTCTCTAATTGACTCTTAGCATCACCAAAACCTATAACACCTGAAGTTAACTGATTTTGAAGGCTATCATAATAAGACTGCAAACCTCTACCACCAGCTGCTTGACGACCTTCTGTCCTAGCTCTGTCGTAAGAACTCTGCTTCTCAGCACGATCTGCTAATCGATTTTCACGCTCAGTTTGGTACTGCAGATACTTCTCGAACGACTTATCTGGTTCAATGGGCTTAGGAGCCTCAATAACAGTTTTAGAACCACCCATTATCCAAATCCTCCAGAAATTGGTCCGAACATACCAGCCATTGCAGCTTGGTTTCTTGCTACTTCTTTTCTTATCTCATGCTCTCGTTCTCTAGCTTTAGATGCCCTGTAATCAGAGTCAGTAAGCAATGCAATCCTTTGTTTAGAGTCCCTAAAGTTAGCATCTCTATCTAAATCTCTACCTACTGTTTTATCCCACATTTTAGCTGCTTTCTGTCTTTGAAAATCTAAGTCTGCACCCCAACCAAATGTAGCATTTCTTGCTGCAGTACTTTGTCCTATATTTCCTTTACCTACATCTCTGTGAGCACCAGCAGCTATATTCGCTTGATGCATACCAGCTTGGGCTGTAGTAGCTGCCGCATTCTGCATAGCACGGCCTTGCATTATCCCTCCTAAGAGGTTTAATCCTGCACTTGCAAACATCCATGGTCCCATTCCGCCTACTCCTCCTTTAGGTGCTGCTGGTGTATAAGATGGACCACCTCTTCCAGGGTACATTGCACCTGAGGAAGAGTCGATTCCAAACATTGGATCATCGAAATCACGACCCCACTGGTCTGTTGCAGGATATCTCGGTGAATTGTTAAGCCAGCCGAACATATTAGTGCAACTTTACTTATCATCTTATTTTACCCGAAGTACTTTCTGTTAGGAACAGATCCGGGGTCAATGGTTTTGACATTATCCATTAGAGCTATACTCCTTATGAAGTCTTGTGTTCTCTTAGCTTGCTCTTGTGCTGCTTGTAGTTGTATAGCACCTGGCATTCTAGCTATATCCGCTATTTGTCCTGGTAGCTGCATCATCATCTTTGTCTTTGCTCCTTCTCTTGAATATCTCAAAGCATCTTCAAATCTTTTGGAATCAGCATCTATATTATCTTGATTTATTCCTCTTAATAAACCTGGCAGATCTTTCATAAAGGAATTAGGATCTTGAGGGTTATTAATTCTTTGCTCAGCTTCTATATTAGTTAGATACGTACTATATCCATCAAGAATTTCCTTTTTAGCCTTAGCAGTCTCAGGCTTATTTATATCCAAAGTGCCCAAATCAGCTGGAGTCATACCGCCATGAAATCTATTCAGGTAGTCTTCCATGCTAGCTATTCCTGCCATATTGCCTACTTGTCCTGTCATGGTTATAAACTCGAGGGATCTAAGATTGCTTTGTAGCGAGGATCATATTGTATCCGAGCTCTTCTAGTAGCTCCTGTTTCGCTCATAGCTCTATCATACAAGCTCATAACCCCAGTCATTTTAGTAATTTGTTGAGCTAGTTGTCCTTGGGTATTTAGCAGTGCTTGCTTAGCTACTAATTCTCTCTGTAAGTTTTTCTCGTAAAAAGGATCTGCTGTTTCTAAGGCTGTTTGTTGTGCTTTCTTAGCAATCTCTATGTCAACAGCGGCTTGTTTTTTCTGTTGATATCTCTTACCTATGTAGGGTATATCAGCAAAGACACCTCCTAGACCTCCAGAGCTAGCACCATAAGGTATAGCACCGGCAGCTAATCCAGTTACTCCTGTTGGACCACCTCTTCCTTGCCCAGGATTTAAAACCTGTCTTTTAACACTTTGTGCAACACCTACAGTAGTAGCCGGAGCAAGTAGTCTTAATGCTCCAGCAGCCATTTTTACATAAGGATTTGGACTAGCCATCATCCCTGAAGTAAGTCCTGTTGTTAATCTATTTGCTCCTATTGCAAGACCAAAATCTATAGGTGCAGTAAGAACAGCACCAAGAGGATCTCCAGCTAATGCTTGATCTACTAATCCTAATGTTGCAGCAGACTTACCAAATCTTCCTCGTCTAGCCACGCCAGTAGGTGTATACCACATATTGCCTTTAAAACCAGTTCCACCTATATCTGCTGGATCAGTAGAAACATATTTTCTAAAACCAAAGTCAGGAAGCTGCGGACCAGGACTTTTATCACCGATCATCTCGGTAGCCATTGGACTTACTTTTAGCCATTCCCTCCAACTTGTAAAAGGTTTGTCTGCCATTATTTAATACAAGTTCTCTTAATATATTTAATTTTATCAGGGGTTATACTACTCATACGGACTCATTGGTAATTGTGTGTTTTTTTGAGTTGCTGCTAACGCACGATTGAACAGATTTCCAGCCAAGGCTCCACCAGTACTTCCTGCTAAACCGCCCACCATCGCTCTACGGATGGGTGCTTTACCCATAGTTCGTGTTTTGACGGGCTTGCCGCCGACCCCTTCTAATCCCCCCTGTACTGCTGTCGTGACCGAAGGAGCACGTTTTATCGCTTCACGGGCACCTACTAGCCCTCCTGCTAGTGCAGTGACTGAAGGTACGCTTACTGGGTAACCTAAAAACCTGGCTTCTGGATTTCCCTGCAGGTTCTCACCTGTGAACTTTACAAGTCCACCTGTTACTTTACCTACTGGATCTGGGTTGTTATACAAGAAATTAAGATACTGCCCATAACGCTGCTTAGTTAGCGAAGGTATCTCTTCTTGAGCTGAAGAATACTTTAATGGTCTACCTGTTCTACCCTGGAAGAATCTTTGAAAGAGCTCTGTTCCTGGGTTAGCAGTTTGGGTAGGATCATCAGATCTTGGGGTATTCTGCTTAAATCCTTTTGGTCTACCTAGTTGAGCAAGGTTAGTAGGATCATAAGCACCTGTCATAGCAACAGCTGGTTGAACAGCTGCTAAACCAATTAAACTTGCTTGATATTTATTTAACTGACCTGTTGG